CCCGTAGGCGATGTGGATATTGAAAGAGGAGGTCCGGCACTGGAAGTCGGAGAGGGGGATGTCTTGGTGGTGCGAAGCTATAATGAAGAAGATTATGTATTGGATANTGATGCTATATATTACCCCGTAGGCGATGTGGATATTGAAA